TCTGTTTCGTTGATATTGGTGCCTTGTAAATCTAGTACTCGATTTTCTACTCGTGTGTCTAATACAAAATCTTCAAACTTTAATGCGCCCTGTTTGAACATAAAGAACCAACCATTGGTGCCGGATCCATAGCCTGAGCCGTCGTTGTTGAATAACACTGTTTGACGTCCATATGGATTTGGTGTGTTCTCTGTTGCAAGCTCTGTTGCTGTGTCAATTCTAATTGGCACCAGTTCGCATGAGTAACTATTATTATTTCTTGCTGTCAATGAAAATGATTCAACCATTGTTCTTGTGTCAGGTTGATCAAGTTCATAAATTTGTCTAATAGATCCATTGGCTGATATAGAGCTTACTGGGCGGCCGATGGGATTGGATTTGTTTAAGGCCTGATTTAGGATCAATGAAAATTGTTCATTAAAATCCAAGTTCAATGGATCAGCCCAGACAATAGTTTTGCCAGCCAAATTTGTACCTTTGCTATCATACAATTCTTGCGTGGTTGTAACAGAAGTAATTTTTAAAAAGCCAGTGGCTGCGCCATTACGAAAAGGCTTGTATCCAAGTTGGCGAGCAATACTTAATACATTGCCACGTACTTCTGCTGTTTCTAAAAATGTTTCACGCAGGTTTAAATCTGCACGGAATGCTAAGTTTTGTCCCATAAAAGACATCAAGTCAACCAGTGCAACATACTCGCTTGAGCTGATAAAGTCATTGAAGTCTTCGGGGTAATTTAATTGAATGTACTCTAGCAATGCAGTTCTAAGACTTTCAAAGTCGTAGGCTTTAAAATCTGCATTTACTAGATAACGATAATTATTAAGCCAGCTTTCGGCGGCATTTAATTGTCCTAGGCGTCGTGTCTGGCTCATAGTGTGTTCGTTCCTTTATCGTATACCAATGGTAGTATTACTTCTTCGTCTGATGGCAAATATGTCACTGTAACTTCAATGTTAAGTGCGTTTGGGCCTTCGCTAATCTCTACACTTTGCAATAACCAACGTGGATCACTTTTGATAATTGATCGTACGTCAGCATCAATTATGTCGATGGTATAACTGTCTAGTGGTTCAAACAGCATATCCCATACTACGCTGCCAAAATCTGGCATCATAATACGCTCGCCTTTGCGAGTATTAAAGTGGTTCAGTAAGTCTTGTTTTGCAAGGGCAAGATCATACAGGACTGGATTTAAAAAAGTAGTCCCAATTGAGCTGTACCCGCGAAATTTTTTAATGTAGCTTGGCATACACCTATTTACCAAGTTTTATTAAGCTGGGTTTTATCTTAACCCTGTAGCGGTGGGGCAGGTGTACCTGGAGGGTAATTGCTTCCGGTATGTGATGGGCCGTATTTGTCCCGCAATTGCGCAGTTGTTAAATTACTTCCTTGAGGGACTTTTCCTGTATTTAGATAGCAACTTCTTTCCCACTGTCCAAATTGTGTTGGTGTTGGCTTTGTATAAGCAGATTCGCTCTTATTACCTGTTTTTGGACCATTGCCCAAAGTTCCTGGCCACGGGGTATCTGGATTTCGTGCTTTGTTGTTTCGAATTGCGGCTTCGTCTGCTTTGACGCCAGCGTTCATTTGTTTTATTGGATCTCCAGATTTTTTGTCTCCGTTTTGTTTCCCAGTCATGGCATAGGCCGCTTCGTTATTTTTTTGGCCTGAACTGTTTGAATATTTTCCATTTGCCCAAATACGTGCTATATCTTCATTGGTTGGCTTGCCGTCTGCGCTACGTGCGCCACTGGCCACTAATTCTTTGGCCATGCCATTTGCCGCGCTTGGATTTCCATATGCCGCAATAATAAGAGCATCAATGTGCGCCTGAGTAATACACACTTCCTTGCCAGCGCCGGCTTTTTCTTTTGTCAATGTATTAACAACCCCTGGCGTTATATGACGATCAATGATTTGGCGGCTGGCTAAACGTGCTTCAGCTTCGCTTGGTCCTGCTAGTAAGGCCTGTTTTAAGTTGGCATCTATTTTGCTTGCAGGGTTACCAGGGCCAAAAATATCTACACGGGTACCATACCCCACTGAGTATCCTTGAAAGTCGCTATACATCATACCACGATATGCTTCTCTGCTGAGCAACATTGAAAAGGCTTCGTCGCTTAATTTATTTTGTGTAACATCAGGCACACATGCAATTGCATCTGTATTTTCCGGAGGCGGAGTATCTTCGTAGCTTTCAGGCGCTGGTGAAATCACTGGATCATCTATTGGGGCAGTTCCTGTAACCACTGTAGGTTGTTCACCACCCTTACTAACGTGTCCACCATAAGGTTCGGCTTCGGGTACACGACCTGCAATACTTTTACCCACTGTGGTGTTTGTTACCAAGCTGTTGGGCGTTGGTAATGTTGCACGTTCTGCTTCGGGTCCATTCAAATCAATACGCTGACCAGTCATTTTAAATTGACTGTCAGCAAGAATATTCATATTTTGTCCCGAACTCAACTTCATACCTGTAGTGCCAGTTGCATTGAACACCTGACATGCTTCCACTTCAATATTATTGGCAGCGGCGCCGTTGATATTATTACCAGCATCTAGGTTAATGTTATTGCCAGCGCGAAGGTTGATACTTTCTTCAGCATTTACACTAAAAGAGCCGCCAGCGTAAACATCAACATTGCCTTCTTTATCTAACTGCATCCATGCATTGCCTGTGGCATTAATAAAGTAAATGAAGCCTTCATCGTTGTCCATGATAAAAGTATTACCACTGGCAGTGCGCAGCCTAATTTGACCATTCTTAAATTCTTCACCATCATCAATTACAAACTGATGCTGGCCCGGACTCAATACTCCATATGCTAAACCTGTGTGCTTTTCTTTGTTTCTAAATGGGCCAGCATTGATGTGTCCGCGACGTTTGTCTTGTTCAAGGCCTTGACGTCTTATAACATTGTTCAATGGATGCTTGGGTCTACGCTCAGCGTCGGGATCAGCCGAGTTGTATCTGTTACGTTCAGCCAATGGCGTAGTTTCACCATCATGTGTGGTGCCTGATGCCACTGCTGGTAATGCATGAGTATGGCCATCGTGCGGCATGCAAGCCCACCAAATACCTTGGCTTAGTTCGCCATTAATGAAACTGCAAATAACCTGTACATTTTTATCTGGTGGCACCATCCACATACCATAGCTTTGATTTGTTTGTGCATACTTGGTTGCGTCTTTGGCCTGCGACTCATCTTTGGTATTGGTTGCTCCAGCAAACGGTGGGCAATAGCGCACCGTAAACCAGCCTTGTTTATTTGATTCGGTTGAGTTACTCAGTTGTGGAATCCATACTCGTAGTCGGCCGAGCCCGTCAGGATCAATATTGTCTTTGATCTTGCCAAGGAAAACCCCGTGCATTTTGTTGCCAATTGCACCAGTTCCTCCCCCTGTCTTGCCTCCATTGGAGTTTGCTTTCATTTATTTTTTCCCTGCATTATTCGGACCAGTTGCCGCGGCCGAACCTGGTGCTGACCCTGGTTTACTTGCTTGGCCTTTTCTACCAGTCCATGGATTTGATAGAGCTTCTCTATTGCATGTTAATACGCTTGTGAACTTACCTTTGGTAAATTTGTTTACTGTTTTAGTAGTATAATAAACTCCGCTAATGGCGTCAGATTCACGCAGTTGCATAGTGTCTGTAATGTTGTTGTTTGTTACTGACGGAAGCTGTGCTTCAAAGTAGATAAATGGTAACCATGTATGTGTTGCGGATTTCTTTCTCTTTTCGGCCATTTTATCTTCGGTTAATTGTTCTTTCTCATATTCCCATACATCTTCTTCCCAAGGGTATTTGCTACTAGTAGAGCTAGGAATTTGACATAGCCAATAAGGATCTCCAACCACTTCAATTTCAAGCGTCACTAATTCGCCGCTGCCAGACAAGTTAGCACCAATTTGTTTATAAACGCTGTACTCGTTTGCATTATCAGCAGACAATGCACCTTGCTGACTTTGCTGGTTAACACCCACGTTCATATGATAAAACTGAGGCATGTGTGGGTACCAGCCGGGTCTAGGTTGAACTTTTCCTTTTACGACATTAAAGTCTGTGTCTTCTGCATATGTTGGTGCCACCCGTGTGACCATTTTTGCATCATTACATGTGATTGCTTTTGCGCCGGCTGCCGGGGTTTTTTGCTTAGAAGATGTAGCAGTTTGACCGCCGGCTGCTATTGGCTTACCAGTCTCTGAACTGACCCACAGTGGTCTAACATTGCGCCACATGTAATCAAGTTTTATATTGGTATTGATAACTTCGGAATTTTCCCCGGTGTATATCCACTTGTATACTTTTCTCAATAGGCCCTTTTTAATCCAGTTATCAACACGTTTATTACGTTGTGCAGGGTCCTGCGCATCAACAAATTCCTGTGGGCTGATTGTGTTACGTGGATCTTCTTTGGTAGTAACAAAAAAATGTATTTCTTTGGCTGTACTTCCTAATTTGGGATCAAAGGCTGCGGCTTTATCTGCTTCTACGTCTTTACAGCCGGGAATTATAACAAGATTTCGTAATACAATATCTGCCTGGCCAGGCTTGACATCGGGACTGTTATAATCTTTTTTCTCGGGAATACGATGC